GGTTAAGCGACCTAGAGAGAGAAATTGGGTTTGGTTTTTTTAACATTGTTCCGCAGATCAGTTTACAAATCAGGCAAAACAGTTGACCAAAATGGAAACAGAACCAAGCGTTTCGTTAAATGAATCAGCAAGAGCTATGGGTCGAAAAGGTGGGCGTGCAAAAACCGACGCAAAACTTTCGGCGTGCAAGAAGAACGCAGCTCTCGCACGTGGCGCGGTTGCACAGATGGCGAAATCAATTTACGGGAGAAACCTGCGAGCAGACGATAAGCGAATTCTCGATCTCAAAAAAAATCTCGCCAAAAATTTGTCGGAAAATGTGCAAGAGGAACGTCGTTGCTAACGCGAAAGGCTGGAAGCACGAAGCCTCTTTGAAAAAAGTAATTCAGGGCGACGTGATTGATTGGCTGACAAACGGACCAGTTAGAAATGGCAGCAAATCGATTCAGTCGAAAGCAAAGGCGAGCAAAGCGTGGGAAAATATCGTCGTCATGATGGCTCGTTACCACGAGGGAAAGGGAGTCAAAACAATTGCCAAAGAGTTCAAGCTTTCGCCCGGTCCGGTTTTGAACGCTTTAAAAGAGGCCGGGATCGACACGACCAAGCGAAGGAATTACTTCAAGCCAAGCGATTCGCTTACGCCTAGTGAAACGAAAAAAGCGAGATGGCGCGAGAACATGGCGATTCCGTCCGCAAGGCTAAGAAGGAGGGTGATGAATCGAATATGGTCAGCCATGAAAAGTCAGCGAGTGAATGGCGTCGGCTCGTTTTCTGTGGTCGGTTGTCCAGTCGCATTTCTCAGAAGCTACATCGAGGGCAAATTTGAGGAAGGAATGACGTGGGAAAATTACGGCGAATGGCACGTTGACCACATCAGGCCGTGCGCATCGTTTGATTTGAACGACAAAGAGCAGGTGCTTCAGTGTTTTAACTGGCGCAATCTCCAGCCAATGTGGGCGTCGGAAAATATCAGCAAAGGTTCAAACTATGCCCAAGCCTGAACCCGATCTGATCGCGCTTTCTGAAAAGCTGCAAATCGACATCCGCACGCTGCGCAACTGGCGCAAGCGCGACGGCTTTCCGCACGACGGCACTTTCGAGCAAGTCAAAGCATGGGCCGACTCGCACGGACTCGGACGCGTAGGCGGGAGCGGCGGCGGACTCGCCGACCTCAAAGCCGAGCTGATGCGCGAGCAGATCCGACTCGCGAGGTCGAAGAACGAGCGCGAGGCCGGCGACGTCATCGACCGCGAAGTGGTCGAGGCGATGCTCGTCACGCTGGGCCAAAAGCTCGACCTGCTCCTCCGGCTCAAGCTCACGATTGAACTCGGACCGCGCGGCGTCGGGATGAACGCGGCGGAGTTGAACGTGGAAGGCGGCGCGATCTTGTCGGAGATCCGCGAGGTCGTGAACGCGAATATCGCGACGTTCGAGGCTGAGGCGCTGGACCGGTCGAGGGAGTGACCCATGATCCGCGTCCAAGTCATCTGCTTTTTTTACAACGAAGAAACGCTCTCGCGCCTATTCGTGCAGCACTACGCATCGGCCGACGAGATCCTCGCCGTCGTCTCGCGGTCAACGGACCGCACGCGGGAAGTGCTCGAAGCGGAGGACAACGTTCGCGTGATGGACTTCGAGTTTCCAGCCGGCATGGACGACCGCATCAAGGCCGACAAGGTCAACGCTTTGCTCGCTGAGCCGGCGCCGTTCGACTGGAAGATTGTCGTGGACGCCGACGAGTTTATCTGGCCGTGGAACAACGAGAGCGCGCAGACCTACCTTGCGAGCGTTCCGAGTCACGTCACGGCGGTTGAAGCTCGGATGCGAAACGTCTTTCGCCATCACTCCGAGACCGACCTTGATCTTGATCGTCAGCCGGTGCCGCAGCGCACGCACGGCGATCCAGACTATCGCTCGCTCGAAAATCGCGGCTACCAGAAGCCAATCGTGATTCGATCCGGTCACGGTATTCGCCTCGACCTCGGCAATCATCGGCAGAGCGGCGGGACGTTTGATCATTCCTTTTGGTTCGCCGGCACGCATTGGCAAAACGCGGACCCTTCGTTTGCGGTCATTCGCCGGACGCGGGATCGTCGCGACCGGCAAAGCGCGGAGAACCTCGCCGGGGGATGCGGCGTGCAGCATCACCGAATCAGCGAGGATGACGTGCTCCAGCTCTGCGAGGCTTGCAGGGATTGTCCAAAGATTGTTCACACGTGACCGCCTCCGACACCCTCCTCACCAAACTGCGACTTCCGCAGCCTGACCGCTCGCCGATTTACGAGTGGGCGCGCAAGCACATCATTCTGCCGGAAAGCTACGCCACGCCGGGTCCGTTCAACGTCAAAATCTCGCCGTGGCTGATTCCGATCTTTGATGCGCTCCAGAATCCGCTCGTGCGCCGCGTGCACTTCCGCAAGGCCGTGCAGATCGGAGGCACGCTCGTCGCTGACATCTGGGTTCCGTGGCTGATCTGCAACGACGCCGGGCCAATCTCGTGGACGATGCAGACCGACGAGATGATCGACCGTCACGCGAAGTCACGGCTGAACCCGATCTTCGAGAGCTGCAAGCCGGTCGCGGCGATGCTTCCGCGAGTCGGACCGCACCGGACGACGACCGAGATTTACTTCGGCGGCTTCTTCTTTCTGCTCAACCCGGCGAACCTTTCGAGCCAGCAGTCGCAGTCCATCCGCTACAAGATCAACGACGAAATCTGGCTTCCGAAGTGGCAGGAGGTTTACGGCCACGCCGTCGCCCGCGTCAGTCGCTTTGAGGAAGTTGGGCGCTCCAAGATTTACAACACCTCGCAGGCTCCGATCATGGACCTCGAAACCGGCAACGTCGAGGACACGAGCTTCCGCCAAGGCACTCAGCAGGAGTGGAGCACCGAGTGTCCGGCGTGCCACAAGGTGCACCCGCTCGCGTTCGCGTTGGAGAAGAACGAAGAAACCGGACTGCGGGGCGGCGTGGTCTGGGATGCAGCGGCGAAGCGCGATGACGAGACGTGGGACGTTGCGCGGGCCGTCGATTCGTGCCGCTTCCGTTGCCCGCATTGCGGCCACGAGTCGCCGGACACCGACACGACGCGGACGGGCTGGAAGCGGGCCGGGCGGTTCGTTCCGCTGAACCCGGCAGCGCCGGCGGAGATTCAGAGCTTCCGCGTCGAGTCGCTGGTGAGCCGTCCGATGCGCTTGCTGGTCGAAGAATTCTGCGAGGCGGACAACCATTTCGTGCGTCAGGGTGACGACAAGATGAAGATCGAGTTCAAGACCAAGCGCGAGGCGCGGCCGTGGATCGTCGAGAAGAAGGTCGTCAACCTATTCGTGCAGGCGTCGGATTACAGCGTCGCTCAGTTCAGCAACGGGGAGGCGATTGACGGCGAGGTGATTCGCTTCATGGCAATCGACCGGCAGCAGGACCATTGGTGGGTCGAGATCGGCGCTTTCAGCTCGGCGACCGGTCCGACCTACCGGCAGCTCTATTTCGGGCGCGTCGAAACCCGGGACCAACTGCGACAGATTCAGCACCGCTACAAGGTGCAGGATTCATGCGTTGCCCAAGACCGCGGCTACCGCCCGGCCGACGTAGACCGGGATTGCGCGGACTTCGGGTGGAGAGGCATGCGAGGCTACGCTCGAAAGACGTGGACGATGAGGGACGAGGCGACCGACAAGCTCATTAACTTCCCGTTCTCGGAACCACGCGTGAGCGACTACCGGGGCGGCGATGTGTTCTACTACGACTGGAGCGGCGACTATTTCAAAGACCTGCTCGCGAACGCGCTGGAAGCCAAGGGCGATTTGAAATGGTTGCTGCCGAAGGATGTTAATCCGCTCTACCTCGAACACCTCAAAGGCGAGTCCAAGGTGGAGATTCGGACGGGAATCTGGGAGTGGCGCGAGGTGAAGAGCAACGCGCCGAATCACGGTCTCGACACCTCGGCGATGCTGCTCTGCATGGCGACGATCGCGAACGTGATTCGCTACGCAGCTCCGAAGGAATAAGGCCGGTTTGACGTTTCGAGCAGTGGTATGCTCGACAACCCATTTCTCGGACTGGACACCGCGACGCTGACGGCGCTCAAGACCAAGACGATTGACGCGATTCAGGCCGTGCTCCTCAACCAAAGCTACTCGCTTAACGGCAAGAGCGTGAGCCGGGCAGACCTGAACGCGCTGAACAACATGCTCGGCAACTTGCAGGACGCATTGACCGACGCGGCCGGAGGGTCAACAGATACCACATTCGTCAGCTTCACCGGCAACTAATCACATGAGCACCGATTTCTTCGACGCGTCAAAACTGGTCGCGCAAAAACCTTGGATTGACCGGGCGCTTGAGAACATCGCGCCGACGTGGGCGCTCAAGCGTTTGGAGGCACGCGTCGCGAAGTCGCTGTTTGAATATAACGCGGCGCGGACAAACCGCATGTATTCGCCAAAGCAATACACCCAGCCGGCCGAGAGTTCGCAGAATCAGAGGGACCGGGTGGTCATGATGTATGAGGCTCGCGACCTCGTGGACAACTTTCCCGAGGCTCGGGAAATCTCGCGCAAATTCGGGCTTTACCTCACGCCGCACGAGTATTCCCCGACGACCGGGGACCGCGATTACAACCGCGTGATTGACGACTATTTCCACGCGTGGTGCAAAAACTGCGACGTGACGAACCGGCACTCGTTCAAAAAGCTCGTGCAGCTCGCAGCCGAGGAACGACCGATTGACGGCGATTGCGGCTTTGTAATTCGGCGCAGCGGCGAGGGTTTGAAACTGCAACTGGTGCCGGCGACGCGCATCGGCAATCCGAACGAGACGGCCGTCGCCTCAAACAATTACTTCCAAGGGATTATCACGAACGACTTCGGCCAGCCGGTCGCTTACCGCATTTTCCGAGTCACACGTGACGGCGTTTATTTCGGAGCCGAGGACATCCCTGCGAATCAGTTTTGCCACTACTTCGACCCGTTCCGCGTGGACCAATATCGCGGCGTCACCGACCTGCACAGCGCGATTCAGACGGCGCGGATGCTGCACGAAATCTTGCAGGCGGAAAAGGCCGGCGTGCGCTTCTCGTCGCAGCAGGCGGCGCTGATCTTCAACGACCGAGGCGTCGCGAACCCGCGCAACCTTTTCCAGCCGAATCCCACGATGGGATTGCCGAGCGGGCAGACTCAGAAAAACGAGCTGACCGAGGTCGGCATGATTCGCTATTTCCAGAACTCCGACCGCGTGGAGGTCATGCCGTCGCGTCCATCGCAGGCGTTCACCGGATTTGTGCAGCACCTTATGCACGAAATCGCGCTGGGCGTCGGCGTTCCCGAGGGCGTGCTATTCGGCACGCAGGACTACAAAGGGCCGAGCGTCCGCGCAGAATTCGCTGCGGCCGACCGAGTATTTACCAACAAGCAGGGCGTGCTGACCGACAAGGTTCTCGACCCGATCAAGGACGCGGTGATTCTCGACGCCATCGCACGCGGCGAGATTGCACCGCCTCCGCTGCTCGCAGGCGAGACAATGGTTCAAGCGCTGCGCCGGGCGACCAAGGGCGAGTGGCGTTTCCCAGCCAAGCTCTCAATCGACGTGGGCCGCGAGAGCGCCGCGAACATGAACGAGAACCGGCAGGGCGCAAAGTCGCTTCAAGAGATCGCGGCCGAGGAAGGCACCGACGCTTTCTCGCGGCTGGAGCAGATCGCAATCGAGGCCGGTTTCGTGAAGGAGCTGGCGGTGAAATACGGCGTGCCTGAGACGGCCATCCGGCTCACCACGACCTCACTCCCGAGCACGCCAGCGGCCGCAGCCGCAGCAGGCGACGCGGTGGGAGCAAGCGCAGCCGAGGCGCAGGCGGCGAGCGTCGCGGTTTCTGGGACCAGCGTAGAATCAACGGACGATGCCGCTATTGCAGGCGTCGAATCCTTCCCGGGTGTGTCGCCCGAACTGGCGCCTCTCAACGGCGCGCAGATTGCTGCGGTGCTTTCCATTCTGGAAAATTTACGCGCAGGCAATCTCACGTCGGAATCTGCAGAGACGCTTATGGTATCCGCAGGCATGGCAAAGGAATCTGCGAGCAAGGTAGCCGGTTCTGTTGCTGGACTACCGAAGCAGCCGACCAAGATTTCGGCCGCAGCGATGCACAAGCGAATCCAGCTTGCGCGCGCGCGCGCGTCTGCAAGCGAGG